CGTCCGGGCCCGGCCCACGATGCTCGGCATCGAGGACCCGCGCCAAGAGGACGGCGAGCTGCTCTTCCCGGCCCGCTTCCCGCTGGAGGTCGTCGAGCGCGACACCAAGGTCATGGGCCCATACGCCTCCGCTGGCCAGTTCCAACAGGAACCGGCGCCCCGGGGCGGTGGCGTCATCAAGGCCGTCTGGTGGGAGACGTGGATGGAGGAAGCGTATCCGCCCTTTGATTTCATTCTCGGCAGCTTGGACACAGCATATACGGCCAAGCAGGAGAATGACTACTCGGCCTGCACAATATGGGGCGTTTTCTCGGGCGACATCTCGACCATGCGCGCCGACAACTTCGTCAACGCGCGCGGCAAGTTCAGGAACAACGCGGAGGAGGCCGCCCGCTTCGACGAGGGCGTCCGCATCCGCGACATGTTGGAGTACAACCCCGAGAGCGTCCCCCGCGTGATGCTCATCGCCGCGTGGCAGGAGAAGCTGGAGCTGTCCGACCTCGTCACCAAGGTGGCCGCGTCGTGCCGCAAGTGGAAGGTGGACAAGCTCTTGGTCGAGGGCAAGGCCTCGGGCCTGAGCGTGGCGCAGGAGATCCGCCGCCTGCACGGCACCGAAGACTGGTCCGTCCAGATCATCAACCCCAAGTCGCTCGACAAACTGGCCCGGGTCTACAGCGTCCAGCACCTGTTCAGCGAGGGGATCATCTACGCGCCCGACCGGGGCTGGGCAGACAAGGTGATCCAGCAGTGCGAGGTCTTCCCGAAGGGGAAGAACGATGATCTGGTGGACACCGTCAGTCAAGCCCTGCGCCACCTGCGCGAGACGGGCTTGCTTGTCCGGGCGCCTGAGCGTATGGCCGAGATCGACGCTGGGCGCCGCCATGTCGGCTCCGCCCCCGCACCACTCTACCCAATTTGAGGCCCACCATGATCCCCGCCCGCGCCACCGTCGATGTCCTCCGCAATCCGTCACCCATCGGGATGGGCAGCTTCAAGGTTGAGGTCTGGGGCGACGAGCCCCACGATTATGTGCGCGTCTATACGATAGACGCCACGTCTGATACACTTGCCGCACAAGAAGGTCTCCGCCGCTTTGTCGATGAGATCGAACTGTTGCTGTCCAAAGAGGGCTGAACATGCCTGTGCCCGGCCTCGTAAACCCCAACATCCGCCTCCCCGAACTGGAGACGCGAATGCCTGACGTGGCCGTTTCCGAGGCCGACGGGAACCCCGAGGTCGCCGAAAGCGACGAGCCGATCCTGCGCATTGAGAATGAAGACGGCTCGGTCGAGATCAGCATCGACGGAAAGAGCCTGCTCGGCGAGGCCCAGCGCAAGCCCACCGGCTGGTTCGATAACCTCGTCGAGGACATTGACCAAGGCGCGCTCGGCCAGATCGCCGACGACCTCCTGCGCGGGATCTCCGACGACATCGAGAGCCGCAAAGAGTGGATCGAGGGCCGGGCCACCGGCATCAAGCTGCTCGGCCTGAAGCTGGAGATCCCGGGCCTTGGCGGCTCGGCGGACGGCGCCCCGGTCGAGGGCATGAGCCGCGTCCGCCACCCGCTCCTGCTTGAGGCCGTCCTGCGCTTTCAGGCCAACGCCCGGTCAGAGCTGCTCCCGACCGATGGCCCGGTCAAGGTTCGGGACGACAACAACAACGGCAACCTCCAAGAGGACCGCCTCGCCGACGCGCTGGAGACGGACCTCAACCACTACCTGACGACGACCGCCGCCGAGTATTACCCCGACACCGACCGCATGCTGCTCATGCTCGGCTTCGGCGGCACCAGCTTCAAGAAGGTCTACTTCTGCCCGCTCCGTGGCCGCCCGGTGTCCGAGAGCGTTGACGCCGATGACCTGATCGTCAACAACGCCGCGACCGACTTGCAGAACGCCAAGCGCATCACGCACCGTTCGATGATGCGGGCCTCGACCGTCAAGCGCCTCCAGATCCTCGGGGTCTACCGCGACATCGACCTGCCGATGGCCAAGGAGCAGGACCTCGACTCCGCCCAGCGCGAGGAGCGTTCGGTGCAGGGGATCTCGGCGGGCAGCTTCCGCCCCGAGGACCGCGACCGTGAGATCTACGAGTGCTACTGCGAGCTGGACATCCCGGGCTTCGAGCACAAGTACAAGGGCAAGGTCAGCGGCCTTGAAGTTCCCTACCGCGTCACCATCGACCTGTCGTCCCGCGAGATCCTGTCCATCGTCCGCAACTTCGACGAGGACGATCAGGAGCTGCCCGAGGCGCGAACAAACTTCGTGAAGTACACCTTCGTGCCGGGCCTCGGCTTCTACGACATCGGCCTGCTCCACATCCTCGGCAATACGACCAACGCCATCACCGCCGCGTGGCGCGAGATGCTCGACGCGGGCATGTACGCGAACTTCCCCGGCTTCCTCTACTCGGACGCTGGCGGGCGCCAGAACACCAACATCTTCCGCGTCCCGCCCGGTGGCGGCGCCCTGATCAAGACCGGCGGCGCTCCGCTGCGTGACGCCATCATGCCGCTCCCCTACAAGGAGCCCGGCCAGTCCCTGATGAACCTCGTCAGCAACATGGCCGAGACCGGCATGAGGGTTGGCGGCACGTCCGAGATGCAGGTGGGCGAGGGCCGCGCCGACGCGCCGGTGGGCACGACGCTGGCCATGATCGACCAAGCGACCAAGGTCCTGAACGCCGTCCACAAGCGGATGCACAACGCGCAGGCCGAGGAGTTTCGGCTTCTGGTGCGGTGCTTCCAAGAGCACCCCGAGAGCTTCTGGCAGCGCAACCGCAAGCCCGCTTACCAGTGGGACCAGCAGACGTTCTTGGCCGCCATCAACAACTGTGAGCTGACGCCGCAGGCCGATCCGAACACGGCCTCGCAGGCGCAGCGCATGATGAAGATCATGGGCCTGAAGCAGCTTCAGCAGGGCAACCCCAGCCTCTACGACCCCATCGCCATCGACACCGCCGCCTTGCAAGCGATGGGCTGGTCGAACCCGCAACAATTCATGGTGCCGCCCTCGTCCCTGTCCGCCAAGCCCCCGCCAGAGGTCGAGTACGCCAAGGCGATGGTCGGCATCAAGAAGCAGGAGGCCGACGCCAAGACCGAGATGGTCAAGGTCAAGGCGCAGGAGGTCATGGCCAAGATGCAGGGCGACCAGCCGCAGGCCGACCCCAACGCGCCGCCCTCGATCCAAGACCAGATCAAGATGGCCGAGTTGAAGATCAAAGAGCAGGAGCTTCAGGAGAAGCAACAGGACTCGATGATGGACGCCATGAACCGCAAGCGCGACCGCGAGAGCCGCGAGCGTCTGGCGGCGGTGCGACTGGCCGAGGACATGGCCAAGAACCCGCAGGGCCTCCCAATCATGCAGAGCCTGATTGCGCCCGACATGATCCAGCGCCTTGAGGGCAACGAGCAGCCGCTGACGGCGGAGCAGTGAGATGGCGGACGAAGATCGCTACCTGACCGGCAGTGGGTATTTTGATCCTGAGAAGCGGTCAGCATCCTACAACACTGACACATCCTTCGGGCCGTTCAGCGGCGGTGCCATCCTATCCGGGCAAGACGAGGGCGTCCCCATGTACGGCGGGCGCTTCACGACGCAGCTCCCGGAGGGCCTGAGCGCCACCCTGAGCCGCACCAATCAGGCCGGTGCGCCGGTTGAATATGCCCGCGACGCAATCCGCCTCGCCAAGCAGCTTGAGGCCGGGCAACTTGCATTTGAGGCCAGCCGCACGGGCTCTGATGGCGTGCCCTCTTACGGGCTGCAATACGGAGCCCCGATTGGAAAGCAGGGCGGCGCCAAGCCTTACTATCCTGCGCCCAGTGGAAATTGGTATATTGAGGCGGGCGGAACACCCCACACGCCTGAGCGCCATATTATGTTTGGCGCCAAGGGTCGTTTTGCCCACGGCGGCGAGGTTGACGCCGCCCTCCACGCCGTTCGCCGCCACTTCGACGGCGAAGACGGCAGCTACGTCGATCCCGACGAGCTTCGCCCGCTGACGATCTACCGGGGCAACGCCCCCGTGGCCGACGAGGCTGGCGGGTCGGGCCGGGAGCCCACGCCCGCGCCCCCGGCCTTTTCCTACATGCCCACGCCCGAGAGCGTGGCCCGGCAGGCCGCCCGCCAGCCCGCCTACAACCCAGCCGACCATCGGTGGTCCGACGCCGGATCGACCGAGGGGGAGCGCCTGACGCGCGCCTTGGGCGTCGAGGGTGAGCTGCCCAAGGGCGAGACCTTTATGTCCGCGCAGCCCACGGGCTGGGACAAGTACATGCCGCAGCGCCGTCCGGGCAGTTATCTGAAGCGCACGGGCGAGGCGTTCAACGAGAACGCCGACGCGGTCGAGGAGGGGCTCAGGGCCGTCAGGGGCGGTAACTACGGCTCCGGGGCGCTCGGCATGGTCGGCGGTGGCCTCGGCATGGCCATGTCGCCCCTGACAGGCATGGAGCGCGTTCTGGTGCGCGATCCCTATCTGCGCATGACGGGCAACCTGAAGGACGCGCAGGCGGCTGAGATGGCGGCTGACGTTGCGTTGACCGGCGGTCTTCGTGGCATGGTTAAGCCGTTCGCCAAAGCTGGGAACCTTGAAAAACTTGCCGCCGAGCCATTGACCTCGGCATACCGTCTGCCCTCGCCCGGGGCCGCAGGCGCCGCCACCGCAGCCGGTGCCACGCTGGCGCCCGAGGACGCCGAGGCGAGCAAGCTCTCCAAGGCGATGGACGTCGCCCGCATGGCCATCCCCCGCGAGCTGTCGCCGCTGGGCTTCTACAGCCACGGTGCAGAGGCCGCGCGCGGGCTGGCTCAGGCCAAGGGTACGCCTGAGCAATTTGCTGCGATGCTCCAAAAATCTGGCGTCAAGGGGCCGGAGATGGAGGGCTTTCTCAAGACCTTTGGCGGGCGCCCAATTATCACGCAGGAAGAGATCGCAAAGCACTTCCAAGATACGATGCCGCAGATCACCGAACGCATATCCGGCGGCGTTCGGACGCCCATGTCTGACGAGGCGTTTAAGGCCAATTTTGAAGACCTGTATGATAAGTTTCTTGTCCAAACAAATCGCTACCCGAAAAATGATGCCGAGCTTCGGGAGTGGGCTGAAACCCAGTCGGCTTCGCCGACGCGGTTCGCGCAATACTCCACGCCCGGCGGCGAAGATTACCGCGAAGTTCGGCTGATGGCGCCGTTGCATGGCGGTGAAACTTTTCAATCCTCGCATTGGCCCGGCGACGAGAACGTCATCGCGCATTACCGCCGAAAAACCATGATTGGCCCGAACAACGAAAGGATCATGCTGGTTGACGAGTTGCAGAGCGATTTGGCGCAAAAGGCTCGCGACCTCCGCAATGACGAAGTCAAGCGCGTGATGAAAGAGCAGGGCATCCCCAAGGAAGAGGCCAACAAAATTGTGCCGTCCGATTTTGGGTTTAAGAAGCCTGCCGACCCGGAGTTTGAGGCCAAGGTAGGGGCCGCAGAGGACGCATACAACGAGGCCGCGAACAACCATCAGGAGCTTCTCAAGCAGATTAATCAATCCATTGAAAAAATGCCAGATCCAAGGACAATGTCGCCGGGTGACTACAGCCGCGCCCAACAGGCGCACGAGGCTATGCGCCAAGAAACAATGTGGTCGCACCCTGATTTTCAAGCGTCCATAGGGCGTGTCCGGCAAACCAGCCAAGACCTGACCGATCTCCGCAGGCAGCAAAGGGCGATGGAAGACGCCGGTGGCGTTCCTATGGGGCCGTATGTCGGCAACACCCAGCAATGGACTGATTTGCTCTTGAAGCGCATTTTCAAGGACGCGGTCGATAACGGCTACGACAAGATCGCCTTCACGCAGGGTGCCGAACAGGCGAAGCGGTACAGCCTGAGCAATCAGGTGAACTCGATTGACTATATGCGGGAGGGTGACGACGCCTACCGCTTGGGGATTGTGGATAAGCAGGGCGAGGCCGTTGATCTCCCCCAAAGCGTATT